TAAAGTTCCAGCGTCTAATAATTGACGGAGAGCAGACGTTGCCGTTCTGCTCAAACCGCCAATCATATGAATGAGTCCAAAGCCATAAAATCCAAGTCCTGGCAGAAATTTGAAGTGGACAAAATATTGGATCTTAGTTTTCTTTAGATCATCGGGCGCATAGTTCCTTCTGATAGAAAGAACTTTCCTACTACCTTCTTCGACTGTTACGATGTAAGGTAATTTTATTCCTGTCGGTCCATCCGTTCCTTGATCTTCAAAACCTTCCAGGTCTAAGTTTACGTGACACTCTAACAAAGTATATACAGGCTCATTCTTACCTGATTTTTTTGTGCCTTCTAGTTCACGTTCTTTTTTCTGTAATTCATCATTAATATTTGCACCAGGAGGACCTAACTCAATGTCAGAATAAAAACCTGATACTTGTTGTTTTCTTAATTCATTTTCAGAAATTTTTATTGTGTGAATAACCGCTTCCGCATCATCTAATGAGGTAGCTGTATACGGAACGATTAATTCATCTGCTGGTACAAACTTCGATACTGCTCTTCCCATTGTTGTATCGTAGTATACTTTTTTAAAAGTAGAACCAGCTAATGGTAAATGAAATAACATCGAATCAAACTCTGATTCATATTCTTTCATCTGATCCATAATTAAATAATTCATGTAATCTTTTACACGCTCTGACTGTTGTTCAGTTTGTGGATTTTTAACACCTATGATGTCTGTTCTTACAGGTCCATCTGCAGGTAATAATTCTTTGTAAGCTTGTGCTTGAAACTGTGTGACTGCTTCAGCCAAAACTGGGTGAGTTGCACCCGATGCACCTTGGAAAGGCTCAGTTCTGTTTTCATATTTAAATCCTAAAAGATCTAAACCAGTTTTGTATGAATTCTCCCATTCTTTTCTAGACGATTTGTAGTCCATGTAATTCTGCACCATTTCGTTTCCGATTGGTTCAGTTACATCTTCTGGTAAAATATCTGCTAAGTTATCAAAATGATTTTCTGTTCCAGGTATATTGATTGCACCTGGTTCAAAGTCAATCGTTGCACCGCCATCTTCTTCTGGTACTACTTCGATTGGTCCTTTTTGTTGTTCTTGTTCTTCCGCAACACTAACTTCTTGTGCCATCTCTTCTTCTGAAGGGATGTCAAGTTTTGTACGAGTGTTAGGGAGTCCTTTGTCCATTTCTGCCATTTGTTACTCCTTCAGTTTCATAGCACGATTTAACAGACCTTTCAACCCTTGTGAATCTGGTCCTTTTTCTGGTGGTGGGCCTTCATCTACACCAGCTAATTTAGCAATACCACCACCTGCTCCTCTAAAATGTTCTTTACCTCCACCTATTCTTTTTCTACCCACAGCCGTTCTCATGTAATCTCTAAGAGATTTTGTACCACCGCTGTTTATATAATATCGATAAGCTTTCATCATATCAGAAAAAGCTTTGTCTTCTGCTGATGCAAAATCTATCTCAACAGGTTGTACTAATTTTCCATCAAAGTAACCTGCACGTCCACCGTTTGCCATTTCACCGTAAGCAAAGTCACCAAGATCTAACTGAGGTACAGATTCTCCAAAACCTCTTTCTGCTTTTCTAGTAGCATATTCTTGCGCTACACTTTGTACTGCTTCTTGAGATTTTAAAAAGTTTTCAAATAAAGCTGCTGCTGGATCTTCTGTTTCTGCAAACTCTAGTCTAGTTGGATCATTTTTAAATTTATCTAAAGCTATATTTAATTTAGGTTTAGCTCTCAATGCCTGACGTTTTGTTCCACCCATTTGTCTTTCATATTCTGAAATCCTGTCATCAAAATCCATTAAGTACTGAGCTTTTCCATAATCAGGAAACTTTCTTTTTAATTCATTTTCGTATAATTTTTGATCAGCTATTCCTAATGTTAAAAAGTTTTTAAGTATATCCTCTCCTGGTCGTCCACTTGCATAATCGTATACTGCAAAAGGAGCCGCGAACAATGCTTCATAGGCCAAGGCAACTGGACCAAGGACATTTTTTAATAGCCTTGCGCCTGATGCTGTTTTTGTAAAAGTTTTTATATTTGATTTTTCAATAGGACCAAGTTTTTCTGGAGCAGTGTTTTTTATTTTATTAAGACCTCTTATTGCACATCCTACTACATCCTCTCCATTAGAAAAATTTACACGTCCACCATCTGCCATTTTATTAGGACAACCTATTTTAGCTAATGGTAAAATTTCTTTGGTGTTTGTTACAGGTTGTTGACTACCAATTAACTGACTATCAACAATACTTGATCTATTTGTATTTGAATCAAAAACAATATTTGTTTTGTTTCCGTATTTCGTTCCTCCATACTCTGAACCTCTAATAGTTAAATTAACTTGTTCTAATGTTTTATCTAAATTTTGTGCAGCAGGTGTATTTCTATTTTCTGGCTTTAATAAAAATCTTCTAGCATTTTCTAATTGAGAGTTACTCATGTAATTAGCTGATTGAAGATTATTTGGAAATGCAGTGTTTGCTTTTTCTAGTGATCTTTTAGAAATATGTTCTGCAACATAAAAATTACCATCAACAGCTTTTTGTTTTATTTTTTTAGCTAATTCTAAATCATTTAATTCTGGTTTTCCTTTTGGATCATTGGCAGTATAATTTGTAAAACTGACCTCTCCTGTATTAGGATTAATAACCATTCTTACACTATTTAATAATTGTTTATTATTCGCAATGTCTTCCACAGACATTTTAGCAAGAACTTTGTTTTGATTTTTTATGGCTTCTTTTACTTTTAGATATTGTTCTTTAGTTTTTTCACCTACTTTGGCCATAGCCTCTGTTTCTCTTTGTACCGCATTTAATCTAGCTTTATCTTGTGTAAATTTATTGTAGTTATCAGAAAGATCCTCATAAGCATTAAATACTTCTTTTTTAGAAGCTTTATCTAAACCTGAAGCTTTTGCATCTAATAGAAATTTAGCGTCATCACTTACTGTATTCATAAATTTTGAAATTGTTTGACCTTCAGACGTTCTGTAAAGACCTGTTTTATCTTTAGCCATAAAATCAAAGAATCTATTTAACTCTCCTCGTAAACGTGGGTCTGATTCAATTTTATTTTTGTAAAATATTTTTTTATACTGTGCTAAAGTTTTACCTATTTCAGTTGGATTATTTTCTAAGTTTGCATAGAACTGAACACCGTTATAATTAAAAGGTTCTATAGCACCCTTTTTCATTTTCGCATCTCGTCCACTTGTTACATTAGGTAATTTAAGTTTTGGTGTGGATAAATTAAATTTTGCAGATGCTTTAGGAGCGTCTCCTGATTCTAATCTTGCATTCCAATCGTTTGATAAATCATCTATCATTACATCAAAATCTCGTACTCCATATTTTTTTAGATTTTGATCAAACCAATTTTTAGTCCAGTCATTTATAAATTGTCTTGCTTTGACAGTTGCATCATATACTTCGGTAGTTCTTACAGGTTTTCTTGATAAGAAAGAATCTAAAGACTCTCCAGGTTTAGAATAAATATATTTACTTTTTTTCTTACCACCTACAGTCTCTTGTACTCTTTTTCTAAATAACTTTTTCTCTTCATCAAAAGTAACTCTAGCAGGTGCTCCTTCTACAGGGGTTTGTGTTTTTGGTGCTGCGTATCCAGGTCTAGATCCATCTTCACTTGGCTTGACTAACATACCGCCATCAGCATAATTTGGATAGTCTCTATTAAATCTATTAAACAATTCTATTTCTTGAACAGATTGTTTTGGATCTGGTGGTTTGATATCTGTTGCTGTAGTTAATTGACCACTGTCGATTAGTTTCTTAATTCCTGAAACATCACCACCTGTTTCATTTTCTATTTCATAAAGTTTTTGAAAGATGTCCATTACTCACCTAACATTTTAGCGATACCACCTTTTGCAAAGTCTGGTTCTGGATCATAATCAACTTCAGGTCCACGATTAGCTGCATACTCTGAAGGATTCTCTTCTGCAAATCTAACCATGTCTTTTCTTTTTTTAGATTCTATAAATTCTTTCATTGTAGGTTTTTTACCTGTAGCATAACTTTTAATCTTACCTAAATCAGATGTAAGATCACTCATCTTGTTAACAGTGTTTTCTACAAACTCTGTTGTGTAATCATCAGGGCCATCCATGTAGTTTCTCATATCAGCCTCTGTGAATGAAAACTCGTCAGGTCCAGCTGGACTTGATTCATCACCTGGATTTTTTTTAAGCATCATTTGAACGGATGTATCATCTCCACTTTCTCCCATAACATTTCTTATTGGATCATCTACATCAACCATGATCGATCCATCGTTTAGATCTTGTGTTACTGTAACAGTTGTTTCATCATCAATTTTTTTCATGTGAACAACCTGTCGTTCTTGAGTTGCAAATCTTTTTGTAACATCATCACCTTCCATGATAACTCTGTTAACTAACTGATCAAACCATTCTGGTTTACCTGGCACATCACCAGTTCTCT